ATTAGTGCTAGATATCTATGTGACTAGTGCTCTAAGTAAATGGTTAATCTCTGAAGGTTTTGGAGCTGAATTTACCAAGTATGTGGACCCTAACTATTCATTCGATCAAAAAACGATAGATGACGATGTTACTAAATATATTGAAGAGAATATATTTGATCGTTATGAAATATCAAATATAACTTTCTGGGTGAAAGATTTTCAATCAAAATCTGGTGAACCTCTAATTCGTTTAGATTATACCGATGCTGAAAAGATTGCTAATGGATATGTTACTTCTACTAATTTCCAGACCATTCCATTGGGAAATAACCCATTGAATTTTAGCTTGATATATAATCTACCAACAGACAAGCAAGTTTCAATTTCTTGCACAGTGAAATTAAATAAAAAATAAGTAAATGGCTAACATTTCAATAAAAGAACTTTTTCCATCAGACTCTCTCTTAGATGCGGTTGAAAAGATAAATTTTAACTTCGATCAAGTAATTCTAGGTGGTGGAGGTCCTCAAGGAGAAGTAGGTGTAACTGGTAATGCCGGAGGACAAGGACCTGTTGGAGATCGAGGAAACTATTGGTTTGCTGGATCTACTTATGGAGGAATAACCGGAGATTACTTCGGAAATCCATTAGAACTAGGTGATGGATTTGTGAGTACTGGCGGAACCGTGTTCATATACTCATATACTGGTGGATCTACTGGATGGTACAATACAGGAATTAATCTTGTTGGACCTAGTGGTCCGGTTGGAGCTACAGGAAGTTCATTCGAATGGCAATATTTTAGAGGAGCTACAGACATAGGTGCTAACTCATGGGTTGCAGCTACTGCTGGAGGTGCCACTTCAATAACAAGTTCAAATAGAGATATTATTTCATATGTAGGCGCCGAGAAGAATATTGTGTTTATGGGATCTACTGGTTGGGCTCAAAACGAGCTATCCGATTTTGGATTCTTTCCTACCGGATCTAACCTACAAAAACAGCTACCCACTCTAACGGTTATTCAAAGATATATCGATGGAGATAGTGTTAGTGGAATTGCATTTGGTGCCGTTGGTTTAACTTCTGGCACTGCCGGAACACTTCCTACATCCGGAGATCTTAATGCATCAGTATCGGCTCTAGACTTTACGTATTATGGATTCGAAACTACAACAACAGATCCTTGGTTTAATGGAACTATAATACAAAGAGCAGTAGTACATTCTCCTAAAATGCCAATGGCAATTAAGATTGGTGGAACTACTCCTTTAGAATCTCCGGCTAATTATTACCTAGAAGCCCAATATATGAAATTCAATGATTATCTAAATGAGAAATCTTGGTTAACTGGTAATGATACAACTGGAAGTTCTAATATGGGGTTCCATCATATATTCTCAAAAAGTATTGGATTCAATCCTCTTTCTACTGGAGTTGGAAAACAAGGTGCAGTAGTAATTCAAGGAGTTGAAGGATCCTATGCGGTTGGAACCTACCAACATAGATTAGGAAATACAATTATCGGTTCAACCGCTGGTTTAGCTGGTAATATTGTAGCCGGGCTAATTATATCTAGAGGAAATACTGGAGGAATTAGTGCATCGAATAATTACGATTCACATATATCATTACATGCCAATAATACATCAAATGCAATTGCTAAAATTATCGCATCAGTTGATTCAACTGGAGTTCCTAGAACCCAATTTGCATCATCCAGATTTGGTGTCGTTGGTCCAGTTCCAGGAGCTACTGGATCTACCGGTTTCTTAAATGGAGCGTGGAATTCAGAATCATATACTCCTAAAGTTCCTTTCCACGTTATTCAAGATAGTGCAAATCTAAATACAATTAATGGATCCGGTGGTGGTATTAATGGTCTAACTCTTCCAATCAACTTGTCAAATTTAAGAGTATTATCGATGAATGATGTTATTAATGCTCGTGGTGGTGGTCTTATTCAAGGACTTACTCCGGCATATAACATAACATCTTTTGTGAGTGGAGCTACTGTTGTTTATGGATTTGATGATATCGTTCTAAGAACTTTTGCTAGAGGAGCAACTAACCCATCGCCTAATATCTGGATTAATCCTGGTGGAACTGGTGTAAATGGTGGAGCGGTAGTCGTTGGATTAAACTTTCCAACCGGTAACTCTACTCTCGCTGGATCAACTGGTCAATACATTAGATCTAAGATGGCTATTGGAGGTCCAGTAACAATCGGTAGTAGTATTGATATACACCGAGATGCAGTTGCACCAACGGATGGAATAAGAATTCAAGGAGCAATATATCAAGGTCATGTAAAAAATTACCCTGGAGCATCTGCCTCATATAACCTATTTGGTTATTATGGTGGAACTGGATCTTTCGGAAATGAAGGTATCTTAACTGTAGGTGATGAAATTTGGAATAGAGATGCTAATGCATCTTCACAATATTGGCAACAAAATGCTGGAAGTGCTGGAATGCCTTCGACATTTGCCGCTGCTTTTGGTGGAGCCGTTATAATTCAAGGAAAATCTCAAGCATCTGTACCGCTTGGTGGAAATATACAGAAGATAACAACTAAAGGACCTACTTCCGTAGATGCATCCCTTTTAGTTGGTGGATATTCTATTTTTGGTGATGATGCATATGCACAATCATGGTTTGAAAAAGGACCTTGGTATACAGGAGGTATGGTTTCTAAGGTTGGTGTATTCGGAGATCCTATTACAGGATATTCAACTCCGGGATACAATCCATTGGGTTTCCCTGATTCCGCAGTTCTATCTGCTAACTCAACCACTAAAGGTTTTGCTCCGCCGAGAATGACTCACACCCAAAGAATAGCGATCGCTGGAGCTACAGTAGGTCTTATGGTATATCAATTAGGTGGAGGAACTGCTCCAATTGGTCAAGAAGGACTTTGGGTTTATCATTCAACTGGTTGGACTGGACCAGCAAGAATGGGATAATAAAATTAAATAAACTATGAAATTTGATTACAAAAAATTGAAGCTTAATCAAGTCCTAATGATAGGATTCGTGATTATGTTACTTCTATTTTTAAGACAATGTTCAGTTACTGATGGTCTTAAAGATGAATTAATGATAGCCGGGCAAAATGAAAAAGCTCTACATGATTCAGTTAGAGTAACAACTAATAAATTAGGTGAGCAAGTTTTCTTAAAGAATACTTTTATTGCAGATGGTAAGAAGTTAAAAGAACTTAATGCCGAACTTTATAAAGAGGTTAAAAACCTAAAAGGAGATGTTAAGATGATTACTACGGCTAATGCCGGAATCAAATCTGATCCAATTTATCTAACAAATACCATCACTAAATATGCCGATGGAATTGTGGATATTGGTTGGAAATATGATACGATTTTTTCTAAGGGTAACTACAGGAAGTTGGCAGGGATATCTAAGATTCAATACGATTCAACGAATGTTCTAGATAAAGGAACCACTATAACAAACGATGAAATTGGCATCTCGGTGACCACTGGTTTGGTTAAGCTCGATGGATCTTACCAAATTTTTGTAAAATCTAATTATCCTGGAATGTCAATATCTGATATTCAAGGATCTATACTTGATAAAGATATGATTCAATCAGACGAATCCTCTTGGGTATTTGGACCTTATGTTGGTGTTGGTGTTGGAGTAGATCCAATGAACAAAACAGTTGGTCCTAATGTATCCATAGGTCTAGGAATTACATATAACTTGAATAAGAAGATTAAAAGGCTCTTTAAGCCCTTCTAAATAATAAACGTAAATGGCTACATCTTCAAAATTTGTTTTACTTAATGATGCCGTACTGATGGAATACATCTATGCGGATCAAGATCAGATCAATGTACCCGGGAACGAGTTTCGTATCCCTACTACAACTGCAGCATTATGGAAGACACAAAATCTACATACAGGAGAATATCAAATTCTAAATGATGATGCATCCGGAACAATTCAAGATGGTCTTCCAGTTGGAACCGCTAATATCAGGAATCATTCATATGCACAAATATCTAAGTCTAAAATAGCAGACCTTGATATTAATCGTATTGTTTTCTATAACGATTACGATCCAGATTTAACACCATCTAACTTACTTCCAATAAGTTTTAACACAGCTAAATCTCCAGTATATGATACAATAAGATTCCATTTAGTACAAGGATTTAACTTTCAGGGAAATGAAGCTTTTGCTGCGTCAATTAAGGCAAAGAAAAGAGATGGAAAGAATTTAATTCTTGCAAACTTACTTTATTCAAAATCAGATTCATGGGAAACTCTTAACCCATCATCATTCTTATTTGGTGGTAGAGTTTATGATTCATATGTGGAAATTAGAGCACTTTCTCTATACAATCTAATATATGATTATTGGTATACTACACTTACTGGAGATTCGGTTGCAGAAAAAATAACTGATGGATCTGGACTTGTTCAATCACAAAATATTCAAATTGAATTTAGATGGTTGAATAACCCAACTTTTGTAGATGGACAAAATTACCTAACCTTCTTTGAAGGTGTTCAAGTAGAAATACCTACTAAAGATCAATTTGAAGCTATTAGTGCTTATATTGCTGAATCGAATGATGGAGATTATGTTGAATTCTATGGTAAATTTGACGGAGATATCATCGAGAATTTCATCTTAGATATTAATAAGTCTGGATACGATTATATGTTACTACATGATTTAGTCGTATCTGAATATGTTTACGATCAAACTAGTGCAACCTATACATGGGTACAAACTGCCGATGTACAGCTTTCACAAACAGATAATTATGATTTGCCTAATACTTACCGTCCTGTAATTAAGAACGGTAATGCTATTTCGTTTAAGATTGATTATGTTCTTCGACTATACAACCGAAACGACAATTCACAGATTTGGAAAACCTCATCTATGATTTCTGGTAAAGTTAATAGATATGGTAGAACACTTAAAGCAATTAACTTGGGATCTAATCCTATTCAACTTAAGGTATACAATCAAATTGTATCAAAAGAAATTAAGTTACAAAGAGTTATTGAGCCGGTAATTAGTAACGTTAAGTATTTGACTTCATTCACTGATAATAATGCAATATCTATTGCATGGGATAATGTTGCAACCGGAACCACTGCTGCTGCCGGAACTGTTGAAAGAGTAATTCAAAATGGAACGGTTCTAAGAATATTCCCACAGAGTTTAGGTCGAATAATGGTATCTAAAGGAGTTTCGTATATCAGATTTACGATGTATCAAAATAAGAATAATGCAAATACTATTCTAGATTTATCTGGGCTCGGTGATCTTATTCTAGGATTTGGATCTAATACAGACGAATCTATTTCGTTTGAAGAATTTCCAACTCCATCAGCCGATAAAGCTAGAGGTCAAGTTGTATTTCGTCTTAACGAAACTCAAGCAACTAATGTTCTTGGACTAAAAGATAGAGAATTTAATATCTACATCCGAAATGAGAAAGGAACTACTGCCGGTCTAACTGGAGCTACTTCGGTGGATATCACTAATACTGCACAAACCAATGCGGCTAATGCAAGAGGAGAAAAACAATTACTTTATACAGGTAAATTCTATTCATCGGCAGAATATGCTAAATTAGCAGAGCTAGACAAAATAGAAGAGTTGATTGGTACCATCAATGAAAAAGATGGCCAGATTAATAGACAAGAAAATATTATAGTTGAACGTAACTCAACAGTAGCTAATAAGGACAATATTATAGCAGATCTACAAACTAGATTATCTAAAGCTAATGCGGATTTAGTACAAGCACTCAAAGATCAAGCTACATTCTTGGCATCAGATAACATAGAAGATGCTCAATTTAAAGCTACAATAGATTCGTTAACTGCTCAATTAAATGCTGCAACTACTTCAATAAACCAAATAAATACTCAATTACAAAATCTAACTTCTGAGAAAGTTAGTTTAACTAATGAGAATAATCGTTTATTGGCCTTGATCAGTACTCTTAATGCAACTATCGCATCACTTCGAGCAACTCCAGTAAGAACAGACGTACTCCCATATAGTCCAATAACAATAAGAAATTTTGGAGAATTACCTCTCGTGAATCCAAACAACCCAAGATCTCTTTTACCTCCGGCATCTTCAATAGTGAGTGTTAATGCATCTAATTTTGCAGTTAGTCCAGTAAGACCTAGTGGATCAAGCTTTGCAAATAACGTTATATCAGTTCCAAGTTTCACCAATTTTACTAATGTAACAATACCAGCTGCATTCCAATCAACTTCACCATCTAAAGGATCTGCTTCAAAAGGAACTAATGTTAGAAATTCAATAGTAGCTAGTAATTTTGGTGGAGGTGGTAGGCCATCATAACAAATAAAATTAAGTAAATGATACTCCAAAATAGAAATGACCTCTTTAAAGTTGAGTTACCTAGAATATTTGTACCTCAAGAAATTAAAGAGAGATATGCGCCATATCTTTTTAGGATGCCAACTCCGGTTACTGATGTAGCAGACATAATCAATTATTCTATACAATCTATATCAATTCCTAATTTTAACTATCAACCAATTGAACAAGTTAAACCTGGGTATTATGCCGAAGCAAAAGGAACCACCAGAAGATTCCGTCAAGCACTTTCACCAGAGATGTTAATTGATCGTAATTTTACCATTACTTTTCAACTCTTAGACGGTAATGTTAATTACTGGATAATGTTAGAAACATTCTTCCATTACTACAACTTCGATAATAGAGATCCTTATACATTTGATGTTCCTATTGGAATATTTGATGCTGAAGGAAATAAGATGTATTCATCAATTTTCAAAGATTGTTTGTTTACCGGAATGAATCAATTCACAATGTCATACTCTGAACTTACTCCAGAATTTAGAACATTCGAAGCTACATTTGCATTCAACGAGCTAAAGCTAGAATTTGAAGTTCAATAACCGAAATTTTATCAAATATATAATAAAATCAACATAACAACATGGAAATACCTAATTTTGAAAATTTTATCAACGAAGGAAAAGTTACCATCAATAAAATGAATTTCACCATACATGTATTCAACGATACTAAAGGGTTATCTGTTCAATTTATTCCGGATAGTAAAACTCTAGATAAATTTTCAAAAAATGAAATGGTTGAATCTATTAAAACAAAACTAACCTCAGCAATGCCTAAATTTGCGGATTCTCTATATTTTGCAATAGATAATTCAGCTGCTGGTTTAAGTTTCCGTGTTGATACATTTGAATTAAGTGAAATAATTACAAAAGCTATTAAATAATGAAAACATTCAAAGAATATCTTATAGAAACTAGCACTTTCTCTGAAGAAGAAATCAAGGCTCTTAATGAGAACCTTAAGACTGAGCTAACTGAAGAAGAAGAAGCTAAAGTAGACAAAGCTATAAAAGAATTTTGTAGTGAATACCTAGACAAAAATAAAGGAATGAAATCTTTCAATGAAGATCTAACTAATGAAGGTTTCTTGGGATCTATCTTAGGAGGTCTAACCGGTTTTGCATTGGGTTCATCGGTTGGTAAAATCATTGCAAACGTATTGGGTATTGAAAAAGGTGTGATTTTCGATCTTCTAACTAGTAGATTAGTTGGTGCTGCATTAGGTGCTGCATTAGGAAAACGTCTATGATAATAGGAATTGACTTTTCAATTAATAGTACTGCCGTATCTATAAACGACGAAGGTAAATACACACTTTTCTCATTCGTTCCAAATTTCCAATCAGGTAAAGCGGCATTCCGTACTCATGATGCAATTGACAAAATTGTAACTATTGTTAGTTATGAAAAGACGGCAAATACCAAAGATAGTCTAGAGGATCAACGAATAAAACTTCGTAATGCCAATCGTTTATCCGACCAAATCATTGAACATATTAGACCTTACTTAGATAAAGCAGAATTTATCAATATAGAAGGTTATTCATTTGGATCTAAAGGAAATTCCTTTATCGATCTAATTACCTATAATTCATTTCTAAAAGTAAAAATTCTACAAATCTGTGGAGAGAAGACTTGGGTTTGGCCACCTAAATCTATTAAGAAGATGTATACCGGTAATGGTAATGCATCAAAATGTATGATGGTTACCCGTTTCATGGAAGATTCTAGTCCTCTTAGAGATAAAATTTCTGAACTTGGATTTGTCCAAGAAGGCGAATTCGCAATCCCAAAACCTATCGATGATATCGTCGATGCGGTAGCCCTATCTAGATTAAACCCTATCACCCAATCCATCATATAAGTAGATAAAGACTGTATTTGCATGAAAATTAATATCATAACTAGGCTCACTCGACCTGAGTACATAAAAGACGTATGGAAGTCGATTGAAGCTTCTCGAATAAAAGATGTTCAAATAGATTGGTATGTTATAATTGACATACTAGGAAATTTCTCTGTTTCATCGGAGATCTTTCGTTTCCTGGAAGATAAAGCGGATTCAGTTATTATTGAAAAGGGAAAACCTGATACATTCGGATATACCCTAATCAATAAGCTAATAGATGTTTTACCTGACGATGAATGGATATACATTCTAGACGATGATAATGCAATACACTTAGATTTTTTCCAAACCGTCAAAGATCGAGTAAACAAACCAGGTATCTGGGTATTCGATCAATTAGTGGAAGGAAAAGACTTCACTGGTGTACATATCAGAGAAGCTAATATAGAAAATATGAGATGGCAAGGAGTTGACGTTGCCCAGTTACTTATACACAAAGGCTCAATGAATCCTCATAGATTCCACTCTCATTATAGTGGAGATGGATATTTCATAGATGCGATTAAAGCAGACAAACCAGAAGTATTCAATTTTATCAACGAAACTCTTACTCATTATAATTACTTTCAAAAACCCAAGCTCAATAAAAAACTTCCAAGAATCTTATTGATACATGACCAAGATGTTGAGCTTTTATCTAACAACCCTCCTTATTTTGAATGTAAAGAACTTACCGTTAAACGTTGTGAAGCTTATGATGAAAAGGTTGTTTCTGAATTTAACCCTGATTGTATAGTTACTATCGGTGGTGATTGGTCAGATTATCCACAACTTTCGAGTTCATCATTTGACTTTAAACAAAGATGGTTACATTTTTCTGAATACACTCCAGAAATAGGAGAAGAAGCCTATCAATGTGCAACATCATATATCCTTAATAGAAAAGATGATGAACCTCTTTTAAGTATCATCACTCCTATTTACAATACCGGAGATAAGCTAAGAAGAACTTACAACTCAATCAAATCACAAACCTACACAAATTGGGAATGGGTAATTGTAGATGATTCAACTGATGAATATACCACTCGATTAGCTAAAGAAATAGAATCAGAAGATCCTAGAGTAACCGTGTATCGAATACTTCCTATTAGTGGTGGAATTATTGGTGAAGCTAAATATCGAGCATTCATGCTTTCTCGAGGAGAAATCTTAATGGAAATGGATCATGATGACGAACTTCACCCAGAAGCAAATGAATACATCGTTAAAGCTTACAGAAAATATCCTGATGCCGGTTTCTATTACTCTGATTGTGTTGAGATAAATGAACAACATGAATCTTTAACTTATGGACCAGATGGAACATGGGCTTTAGGTTATGGTAAATATTATGACTTTACTCATAATGGAAGAGAATACAAATCCGTCGATCAACCAAACATCAATCCACTTACAATACGTCACATCGTGGCAGTTCCAAATCACTTTCGTGCATGGCGAAGAGATGTTTATTTAGCAATAGGATCGCATAATAGAAGACTATCAATAGCCGATGATTATGAGTTAATTGTTAGAACTTTCTTACATACCAAAATGGTACACATCCCAAAACCTCTTTACTTCCAATATTATCATGGAGGAAATTCTCAGGATGATGGTAATGCTAGAGCCGACATTCAAAGAAGAGTAAGATCCATTTCAGTATTCTACAATTGGGAGATACGTAATCGTTTTAAAGAACTAGGAGTAGAAGACTGGGCTTTTGTTGATACTAACTGGCCTTGGTACGAAAACCCTAGATTCGGTGAGGAAGAGAATTATGTTAATTACTTATTAGATATAAGTGAGAATGAAGGAGAATGAAGGAGAATTACCTAGTAACTTACTAGTACTGCCTGAAGAACTATATTATTTCCTCGATCACCTTAGATAAAGGTTATATGTAATTTTGATACGGTCAGATTCAGTATTTTTATATTGAATATATAAAGTGAATTAAGATATAATATGCCAACAACCAGAACATTTGCTTATAATACAGGATCTACATTTGCCGGTGCTGATCAGGTTGGCTTTGTTGCTGCTGGAACACCAAATGCAGGTTTAACTGCGACTGGAGTAACTTGGCGATCTGGTCCGGATGAAGATCCTGGATATATTATTGCCTATCCTACGTCTGGTCCTAGAACTGCAGGTGGTGGAACAGAAATAATATCTGTACCGGATATAGGTTATAAACGATCTTTATCTAAGACAGATAATTCATTTATTGCATTATCTAATCAAGTAGGAAACCAATCATTTGCATCTTTATATTCTGCCAGAACCTGGTTAAATTCTAATGGATATTGGACATCTTGGCCAGGAATAGTTTGGTCTGGATTATCATTATATTTGAATCCTTCTAGTAGTATGTCTTATTCAGGAACAGGAACTTCTTGGTATGACCTGAGTGGAAGTAATTTAACATTGACCTCATTCGGTACTCAAACTCCATTAACGACAATGGGAGGAGCTTCCGGATTTAGTTTCAATAACTCAGGTTATTGGCAGTGTACTTCTAATTCAAGTTTAGTTGATCTAGGAGGAGATTGTACTGTAATATTATGGATATATGGAGATCAAGGAGGTTCGAGACGAACAATATTCGAAAAGGCAGGGACCATATATCAATCATATGAACAGGAATTAGCAATGACGTGGGAGGTTGGATCCGGATTAAGTTATTATAGTAGATATAGTAATTATGATTATGCTGGAACTGAAGCAACTGTTGCAAATACCTGGACAATGATATCAATAAAAATGTCAACCGGGAAAACTTCCGCTGCTAGAACTGGATTTCGAAGCAAAAATGGGAGCGCTTGGATTCAAGATTATGTTTCAAGAAGTAGCACCGCATTAGTTGCAGCCGGTGATTTACGAATTGGTACAGGTTATTCCGGAACCTGTTATCAAGGAGGTATAGGCACAGTTCTATGTTACAATAGAATGTTATCCGATGCCGAAATACTTCAAAATTTTAACGCAACTAAATCAATTTACGGACTATAAAATATGAAAAAATTTATAAATATGGATTTTGATGGCACCAAATGGTGGGTTGAATATAACGAAGATGGAATAGATAAAAAAGATCTATTTGATACTAAATCAGAAGCTACGGCTTTTTATGAAACTTTTTTTAATACACCGCACAATTAAATTTGGCATAAAATAGAAGATAAATATATTATGAAACATATACAACATTTCGATGACTTCTTAAATGAAGTAAAAAATGAAGACCAACCTAAAAAGGAAAGACGTGTCGGACATACTGTAAAAAGAGGATATTACAAATCAGATCCACCAGATATTGGTCTTTATTCTAAAGGAGGAAGAGATGCAATCAAAGGAACTGGATATGCCAATAAAGAAAAAGCCGAATTTACCATAAAGGAGCTAGATAAACTTATGGATAAAGGAGAAAGAGTTTGGGCTATGTCTATTGCAACCACAATGGAATCTCGTGCTAAAAAACACCAACATCAAACAGATGGAATGCGTGATGCTATGAAGATATTCCGTGAATGGATCGATAAAAACAAGAAAAGCGAATCCATTGAAGAAGCTGAAAGTAAAACTCTATTCCATCCCGGTGAAGGAGATAAAGTTGAAGGTACCGGATATGCTGATGCGGAAGCGGCTAACAAAACAATCGCCATCATTAATAAGTTAAAGAAAACTGATCATAATCATGCTATGGCAATTGCCACTACCATGGAAAACCGAGCTAAAACTCACAAGTACAGTACTCCTGATATGAAAGAGGCAGCTAGAATATTTAGAGAATGGATCGATAAAAACAAGAAATCATAATGAATTCATCTTGGCTATATAACAGAAACCGAATAATGAGACAGCAATCAGAAGAGATGTTGCAATTACAACATCAAATAGCTAATTCTGAGCAAGTCTCTACTGATCTACCTATTGAGCAAACAATGTTACTTTTATTGAATGACGATACAGTAACCACTCTATCTATAGGAACTGGTTTAACTGGACCTGCATAATTTTTTGAAACTAAAAATCTCAAGTGAAGTGAGATACATATAATAACTATAACATCCAAAAAATGTTATAACCAAGTAAGTAGAACAAGCTTAGATTAGGTGAAACTAATTTAATCCGGAGTAAGTAAGTGAATCTGTTATTTAAGTAAGTTCATATTAAATAAACAACGTAAATTAAAAAGTAAGTAAAATGGAAAACAATTTCGACATCTTCAATCTGTCTTTGGATGATTTCAAAACAGAAGAAAAACCAAAATCTGGTCAGGATCTTTACAAAACAGATCCTAAATTATCTAAAGACTCTATCTACAGAGCAATCATTCGTTTCATACCGAATGTTAAGAATCCCAAAAAATCTTTCGTTAAAAAATTCTCATACTGGTTAGAAGACGCAGGTGGAAATGGCTTTTACGTAGATTGTCCTTCATCAATTGGTGACAAATCAATTATCCAAGACACATTCTGGAAATTATTCAAATCTGAATCTGCATTCGACAAGAAACAAGCAGAAAAGATTAAACGTAAAGAGTACTACTACTCTCTTGTTTATATCATGAAAGATCCACAACGTCCAGAATTCGAAAACACCGTACAAATTCTTCGTTACCCTCGTGCCGTTAAGAAATTAATTGATGCACAAATCCAACCAGATGTTACTGATTTGGAAATGGGAACAGAACCAACTAACGTTTTTGACTTCTTTGAAGGTAAAGACTTCTCATTAAAAGTTACAATGAAAGGTGGTTATTGGAATTATGACGAATGTAAATTCGCTCAAGCTAAAACTCCAATCGCTGTAAGTGGTGTTAAAATGGATAACAATGCTGAATCTCGTAAAATGATTATGGATCTTTACGAAGGTGCTGCTGATATCGAGGTTTATGACTTCAAACCATGGGATGAAGATATGCGCCAAAAAGTAAATGGTGTATTAGGTGAAATTACAGGAAATCCTGGTTCTGCTTATAATGCGGTATCTTCTCCTGCAAAATCTGCTCCAGCCCCACAACGAACCGAATCTGCTCCTGCTTCAATGAATGAATCAATGCCAGAAACTACTCAACCAGCAAATAACGATGAAAACATCGAAGATTGGTTGAAAGAATTTGATATTAAATAATCAAATATCTTATTAACACATATTCAACTAAGGGGTTCTACGGGACCCCTTTTTTCTTATAATAAATATGGAACTAAAAGAATCTTCAAAGAATCATATCATATCGTTGCTGGATTCAATTCTACGTGAACAATTTACAGGAGAAAAGGCAAATGCCAAGCCTTACCTAGATCGTATAAATTTTGCTTGCCCTTATTGTGGCGATTCACATGGTGGAACTTTTAAGAAGCGAGGAAATATTTATTGGAAAAATCTAAAATTCCACTGCTACAATGGTGGATGTCCTAAACCACATACAACCGTAGTAGATTTTCTTAAAGATCATGGAAAATCCTTCAATCAGAAAGATGAACTAATCCATGTATTAGATTTTATTCAAGCAAATACCATTGTTGTACCGACTAAAGATTATCTTCAAGTAGGTATCTTTAATGAATTACGTAAAGGTGCAATTCCTTTAGCTGAAGTAAAATCTAAACTTAATCTAGTTGAACCTCATCGAAATATGCGTATTGAAGCTTATTTGAAAGCTCGATTCATGCATTACAAAATGGAATTTTTTGCATACGATCCAAAAAAAGATCAGCTATACATATTTAATTTAACCCCAGATAAACAACATGTGTTAGGTTGGCAATGTCGTAATTTCGGTAAACGAACCGATGAAGCAAAATATGTAAGTTATAACATGGAAAAAATGCATCTACTTGTTCGAGAAAAACTACTCGAAGGTAGTGGTGAAACCGTAATGCGTTTGAATACTTTATCTCTATTCTTCAATATAATGTTAACCGACTTTACCAAAACGGTTACTGTGTTTGAAGGTCCTATGGATGCATTCCTTTGTAAAAATGCAATAGCACTTTCGGGTATTGATAAACCTTTTGATATGTTTAATGAAATGCCAAATATGCGTTATCTATTTGATAATGATTATATTGGCAGAAAGAAAATGGAAGAAATACTGAAGAAAAAACGATCAGTATTTATGTGGAACAAACTTGTTAGAGATTATAAAGTTCGTGAAAAGGTGAAAGATCTACAAGATCTATTCGCTTATTGTTGGAAAACTAAGAATGAAGCAATTAAACATTATGGAGAATATTTTACAGACAACCCTCTCGATATCAGATCTGTATAGAATGGAAAATGAAGCTAAAAAAATTGAAGATTTTGAGGATCTAAACCTCAAAGCACCGGTAGATTTTACCGCATCTGAGAAATTAGTGTCCAAAGATCTAGGTAATCAATTAGAGATTCCAATCATAAAATATAAAGTTCGTCCCAAAAATAAAGGGAAAGCCATCGAAGTTAAACTTGGCAAAAAACAAAAGTCAACAAATAATCTATTTTAATGACAACTGAAGAACAAAAAGTCGAAACCCTAGATACCGCATTGACATCCGAACGAGATGATTTTTCTGCAAAAATACTTGATCTAATCAAGAACATAAATGATGTATCTAAGATTGCAGAGGCTCAAGTTCTTATGTTATCTTATCGTCATATGATGGTAGATAAAATAACCAAATATAGAGTAGCCCTTTATAAAAAGAAAACCTCTGATACTAATTATCGAAAACTTCGATATGAATATTACAAAACACAACACGATGTTAGATTAGATAATCGAGAAATTAATCAATACATAGATTCTGATATGGCACTTAGAATTCGCCAAACTGAATTATTAGAATCTCAAGTAAACTTCTTTCAGCAATGTGTAGAAACACTTGATAAAATGGGGTTCTCCATTAAGAACCGAATTCAAATCGAGGAAATTAATCAAAGAGCATATTAATGGAATGGAACCTAACACATAACGACAAAATACTTACTCTCGTTTCAGCGACTGAAATGGAGATTGAGCAACTTAATATAACATTTGAACGTGAAGTAGCAAATGCCAAATGGGATCCTAGAGTAAAAAAAGGATGGTGGAATGGTAAAATCTCATACTTCAAATCTAATCGATATCTCCCTGCTGGTTTATGGAATGAGCTAATGGAGCTATCTAGACAATATAACTTTGAATTAAAAATCAATGGTATTGAACGTAAGTTTGATCGTGATATATCACTAGAAGATTTGCAGCAATGGGTAGACGAACGTTGGGCAGATGCTAAAATGAAACCTAGAGATTATCAAGTTGAAGCCGTATTCAATATCATTAAGTATCAAAATTGTTTAGCTGAACTTGCTACATCTGCTGGTAAGACTCTAATTACCTATATGGCAATTGCATATTTGTTAGAGACTAAGAAATCTCATAAGATTCTAATGATTGTTCCTACTGTCGATCTAGTTGTTCAAGGCACTGAAGACTTTTATCAATATAATGAAGAATCATGTAGATTGAAATTAGATATTCAACAAATATTTGCCGGATCGATTATTCGAGAAAAATCAAATGTGGTCATAGGAACCTATCAATCACTAGTCAAAAAAGACAAATCCTATTTTGATGAATTTGATACAATTATTGTTGATGAAACTCACAAAGCTAAATCCGCATCTATTAAAACTATTCTTGAAAAATGCGAAAATGCAACAAGAAAATTTGGTTTATCTGGAACTATTCCCAAACCTGGAACTTTAGATAGATTAACTCTTATGGCATACACCGGCCCAGTTATATCAAATGTCCGAGCAGATTTCTTGATAGAACAAGGTCATATCACTCCATGTGAAGTATATGTTGTTGAAATGAATTATGCTTCAAACGAAGTTAAAGAAGGATTCAAAACTCTGTTTCAAAGATCTGAAGATGATCGTAAGAAACTTCTTAACATGGAACAGAATTATGCAATTCAATCCGAAGAGAGACTAGATTTTATTACTGATCTGATTCTAAAGAACATGAAAAACTCTCTAGTTCTTTTTTATCGTATTGAATATGGTCAAAAGATATACAACAAGCTAAGAGATAAAACCGATCGTCGAGTACTTTACATAGATGGAGGAATTGATAAAGATCTTAGAGAAACTCATCGTGAAGCATTAGAAGAGGGTGAAGGTAAAATTATGATTGCATCCTATGGTACCTTCTCTACTGGTATTAATGTAAAAAATATCCATACTGTATACCTAACAGAATCCTTCAAATCTGAAGTCATTATTCGACAATCTATTGGTCGAGGTCTAAGAAAACACGAAGATAAAAAGAAGCTACTTATAGTTGACTTCGTGGATGATTATAGATCAGGTAAATTCCAAAACTATCTGTACAAGCACTCTCTAGCTCGACAAGCCATCTATGATGAGCAAAACTTCCCATACACGATAAAAACAGTAGATCTTCAGAGAATATATAATAAAAAATAGTAGACTCATAATGGCTATACTAAAATTCAAACAATTTCGTAACGTAAGAAATGAAGCTAAAGTTCTTAAGCTAAAAGAGAAAGCTTCTAAGGCGTTTAAAGAAGCATATTATGCCAAGCTCGAAAACTACGGAGCTAAAGATGCATCTGAATTGAATGACGAACAACTTACTCAATTCCTAGAAGAATTAAAAACCTACCGAAACCAATAAACCATAATGGCAGAATTACAATCCCTAAAGACTATATTCCAGAGAGAAGGCTTAGAATTTATCCAAAAACTTTTCAACAATTTTGTGATTGTTTCGGAGAAAGTTGGTGGGACTAGATTTGCATTCGAAAAAACTGAGAATGGATTGACTTTCTTTAAGAAGGAAGGAAAAATCACTAAGGTTGATAGATCTTTATCTCAGCTATATGAACAACCAATAAGATACATCGAGACTTTATCAAAAGCTATTATCAAAGAACTTCCGGAAGGTTATCGCTATGGATTCAGATATTTCTTAAACACAAAACCCGAGACTATTCAATATGATAATATGCCTCTTAATGGTCTAATACTGACAGATGTTCAACGAGTATCTGATGGTAAAATGATTGAGGATCCAAAAATTTTACAAAAGATATCCGATCTTTTAACGGTTCAATCTCCGCCAATTATTTGGTATGGTAAATTAGATGATAAACAGAAAGATGATCTTTTGACGTTTATTAAGACTCCTGAAAGTGAATTAACTTTACTTTTCAAAACGAGCTCATTTACGAAATATGTAATTTCCATCTTAAATCCCAAACTTAAGAAAACTGCTTTAAACAACGACTTAAGTAAACCCATCGATTCAATTATATTCAAATTCTTATCCGATGAAAATCGTGAAACGGTTTCTGCTAAAGTAATAGAACCTATTATTGCAGAAATCAATAGAGATACGAAAGTAGATAGAGAGCCAACCGATATGTATGGAATTATTCTATCTGATATCGTTGAGTTTCTTAAGATCACTGGTCTTAATCAATACACTCTAAAAGAAACCGAAGAGGAAGACAGATTCCTTGAGTTAATGTGTCTTATTTTCAATGAATATATTAAGAAGAACGAATACAAATATCAAGGAGTAGAAATGGATCCTTTGTCTTTTAATGATGTTCCTCAATTTGATCTTAATATCGGATTCATTATCAATCAAACTACTCGTGAATACTTAGAGAAATCCAAGATAAACAAAATCATCTTCCGTATATTGGTATCTTCTATCATCAAACCCAAGAAGAAACCAACCGGAACTCTTACCGAACTTCTTCTAAGAGACCTAAAAGACATATCTACCAAAATCACTAATAAAATTCAAGGTAAAAATGACCCAATCAAGAATGAAGGTCTAGAGACCTTTGAAGACTTCCTAAAAAGAAAACAGGAAGGGAAATATATAATAAAAGACTAAACTTCATATGAAAGCTATTCCAGAATTCAACAAATTTAAAGAAGATGTAAATGAAGCACATGATAATGTCGAACATTACATGTTCTTTAAGAATATAGAAAATATCAAAGTAATGATAGATGAATTGTTACAAATGAATCCTACTCAAGTAGATATGCTTTTGAACAATGGACATGATTGGGCAGCTGATCATATCACATCATCTAAAGACGATATTCAAGAAGTTACCGACTTTCTTAAAAGTGAAATAAAACAACAATCATAAAAATATCAATTTAACATGTCACAAGATCTAAACGAAGGGACACATCAAATAAAAAGAAAATACGGAGAATACACTGCTATTAACGTATATGAAAGAGGTCCTATCCGCAACAAAATCATTGAGTTTGTAAAAAACAAACACGTTACTGAATCTGAGCTAAAAGAATTCGTTAAGAAATTAGCCGAAGAAAGAGGTGCTGATTTTGATTCTAATAAATGGTTCAAAAGAAACGAAAGATACTTTGAGGCTTATCAAAATAGAGGTCAACAAGTTTATACTCTTTCTAAATTCGGTCAACGAGTTTATGAGTATATTGTTAAAAAAGCCGCACAAAAACAAATCAATGAATCAATTGGTCTTTTTAAATTCTAAACAAAACAAACATAAATATGAAATTACTTAACTTTAATGAGTTTGTTACTCATTTAAATGAATCACAAGAACTTCTATTAGAAGCTTTCAATTCTAGTATCTTACAAAGCGTTGTAACCAAACAACGTGAAGGAGGAATTGATAAGAAATTCTTCGATGTTCTCTCTAAAATAGGAGTTGCTGCCTCTGAGGTAACTAATTTAGATATTACTACTCTTGCTCCAGCCGATGCAGCTAAATATGCTGCCGCAAACCCAAACCAAATTCTAATTTATTATTCAACAACAGAAAAACCAAATCCTTACGTATCACCAGACGGTAAATACTATTATGGAACTATTAAAGCTGATGTTCCTTTGGCAGTTGTTAAAGGTAAATTGTTCATGGGGTTGGCTTATGATCGTTGGGCTTCTAAAGGTGGAAAAGCCGAATATAAGATAGTTGCTGGTACTGATGCTGGTACATCATTAGGTCTTGGAAATAAAGATTCTCGCGGATATGGTTCTAGTGGAATTAATACACTTAAGAAAATGGCCGATGTTTCAGATGTAGTTTATGCTATTAATCCGGATACCGTTCCATCTTCTAAAGCTCTAAAAGCAGAAAGATCAGAATCTAGAGCTGGTGCAATCGCATACAAAACAGATAAAGAATTCAAAGCGGAAAATCAATCTCGATATGAAGCTATTCTAAGAGATCGTGCTTCTAATGAAGATATTGATAAAATGGTTGGTGATGCTATTGATACTCTTACTCAACAAATTAAAGATGCAATCGCTAAAGGTGCTAAAACTTCATACGGAGATGTTCTTATTGGTTTAAATCCTAAAGGAAGAGAAGTTAAGATGTCCGATGCCGGTCACTTAATGAGTACTATCCTAAGAGATTATGGAACATATGCATCTGCTAAAAATGACGAAATTGAATCAGAAAAACGTCACGGTGAAACTGATAGATACTATCGTAATCGTTCAGCAGAAGCGGCAAAAGCTATTAAAGACGGTCTTAATAAAATTAAGAACTTAAATTACGCTTGGTAATATGCCATCAACCTCTATTGCACAACAAAGACTTATGGGTCAGGCTTACGCTCTCAAAACAGGAGAGCTTAAGTCTTCCGACTTAGATCCTAAATATCGTAAACAAATCGAAGATCTAGCTGATTCAATGTCCGAAAAAGACCTTAAAGATTTTGCTGAAACTTCACATAAAGGTTTACCACAAAAAGTAAAAGAAAATTATAAAATGAATAGACA